TTACATTTGAACCTCAAGGGCAGAAGCGGCCCCGCGCAGGTAATCAGGGCTATATCGGGCATAAACCCGTTCCGTCACCATTGTGGATGTATGGCCCAGATACTGGGCGATCTCTGACATCGGTATTCCAGCCTCAGCCATCCATACGGCCGCCGTGTGGCGCAACACATGAGGTGTGACGCCATCAAGACCGGCCCGGCGCACGGTCAGCCTGAACCCCGTTTTAATCGATGCCACGTTCTTCCCGGCCCATTCAATCACCCAATCCGTTTCCCTTGCCTCATAGGCCTGCGCCAGCGCATCCCGTGCCAGGGCCGTCATCGGGACGGTTGCCCGGCCCTTAAGCCGCGATTCCTTCCCTTTCGAAAGCCGAATCAGGCCACGGTCAAAATCAACCTGGTCCCATGTCATGTCCAGAATGGCCCCGGCCCGCGCAGCGGTGGCCAGCGCGATGACGATGAAAAGCCGGATATGGTTTGTTTCCGCCGCATCCAATAACGCCCGGTATTCATCCCGGGTCAAATACCGATCTTTGGGTGCTGGTTTTGACGGCAATTCAACCACGGCTTTGGTGTTCGGATCGTGCCAGCGCAGGGCGGCGCGCAACATGCCCAGTTCGCGGTGGATTGTGCCATCTGATATTCCGGCCTTGTTCCGGAATGCCCGGTAATCCCGGCAAAGCCCGCGATCAACTTGCTCCGGGGTCAGGTTGCCAAAATATGGCTTAATATTTTTCCACACATATTTCAAACCCTCATGGCTGGCCCGGCCCTGCCTGTCGTCCTGATAGGCGGCAAATATCTCGGCCACTGTCCGCGATGGGGTTCTGGCTTCCTTTATGAAGCCTTGGAAGCGCTGTTCAGCAATGGCACGGTCCTTGGTACGAAGGGACGCGCGGCGGGTTGTTTTTCCGTCATTCCAGACAGCGCACCATGTTCCTCGGTATTGCTTGAGCCGCATTCGATTCTTTCAACCTCTTCCAATTTAATTCGCCACAACGTGCCCAGCCGGAACGCCTTAATTGCCCCGCCACGGATCATGCCGCGTATGTGGGCCTCGGTACAGTCCCAGCGTTCGGCGAGGGCCCGTGTTGAAAATGCCTTGTCCGTCATTGTTGCACCTCCTGAATAATTGCAAAAACATCCCTCTGACCATCGCCAAAGTGCGGATGCGTGATGGTCTGCTCCTCATACCCGCGGTACGGCATGACCAGAATCTTGCTGGTGTCCCCGGCTGCCGGGTATCCCGACATGAGGACATAATCGTCATAGTGCTGTCCGACCAGTCGCTTGGTCCAGTACGGGGTGCGCAGGCGGAACTCAAACGGTTTCAGGCCCGCCAGCGTCTGCTGGAAATAAATATCCTTGACGTGCAGGACAAGGCGGCGGCGCTTTCTTACACCGTTGCAATAATCGCACGGTATCCCGCGCTTGATTTCAGTTATGGTTGTGAAGCCAAACCAATCGCTTTTGCGTCCGCATTTACGGCACTGGAATTGCGCGCAATACGGTGTCCCAAAGCCATCGCCATTGCCCGCATCAATAAAGTGCATCAAAACACGGGGCTTTTTTCTGGGTGGCTTTGTTTCTGGGAAAAGATCAGGGTGTGCCATTACTGCGCCTCCTGCTTTTTCTCCCAAGGGTTATTGTCCGCATACGGATTGAACGGACAGCAGAAAATCATGCTGATTGCCTCCTCCGCCGTGCAGTTACCAGCCGTTGCCCGCGCCGCCCAGCGGTAGAACCACTCCGGTTCTTGTTGTTCACCCGTGACGGTCAAACCCGTTTGATGTTCAGATTTCTCGGAATTTGATAGACAACTGATCAGTCCGCGCTGGTGGAGATAGTTTATAACGCGGAGGCGGTCCTCATATTGTTCCGCACGATGAACGCTGTCGATTTTGTACACGCTGGGTAAATCGACCACATCACGCTTCAGCTCTTCAATATCAACACCCCTCTCCACCGCGTCCGGCGGATCATCCTGTTGATTCAGGTCTCCAAGGTGCGCATCGTTGAGAGGCGTGGGGGGTGTATTCTGTTTTGGTGCGGCGGCGCGGGTGTTCCATGCGGCGGCGGCTTCTTCATACGTTTCGAAAAAAAATGACAACTCCAATAGGCAGGATGGGTTGTCACATCTGCAAGTAACAAGACGTTGAGTGACCGCGTAAAATACTGGGACATGTCCACAAAACGGGCACTGCATCAGTTCATTTTCGTTTGTCATTTTAATCGTCCTTGCTCTGGTAAACCACGTTTCCGCCTGTGTCCCATATGGTCATTCGCCAGTATGGATGGCAGTTTCTGATCTGTTTAACGGGAAATTCGACGTTGAAGTTTGCGGACGAATTTCCGCCAACAATCACGCCTTCATGACCATCCACAATGCATGGATGCCCTTTTTTTATTTTTGGTAATCCGCGATATTCGCAAACTCGATCTATTGATGCTTGTGTATTTTCCATCACTTTTTTCTCATTGTTTCTGCCGCGATAAACCTGCAAAGAACCCCATTACCACGTACATTAAAGCTTCGATCATTCTATTATCTCCATAACTTTTTCCAAAGTTCATCAGCGCAGGATTGGCAATAGATAAAAATTCGCCTATCGAACAATCCGCACCGTTTACAAACACACGTCATTCTGCTTTCTCCTTAAAAAGGGATTTCATCTTCATTCACGATGTTATTGTCAGGCAAAGGAACGATTGAGTATCGGCCCATGAATTTAGCAATGTCCTCTCTTGGTATTACTAAAAACCCATGCGACATCAGAAATGATGCGGCTTGATCCAATTCTTGTTCGAGTTGCATTTGTTCAAAGTATTGCTGCTCAAACTGTTGCTCTTGCTCACACATCACTCACCCCCAGCCGCTTTGATCGTGGAGGCGTGTTTTTCATGCGGCATCCATTCCTCCGGCACGATGTCTGTGTTTTTCCACCCACCATATTCATTCATTTCCTGCCATCGCCCCTCTGGGTACCCCTGTCGCTGGGCGTCTTTCTTGTAGGGCCACCATCGGAACGGTGTTTTAAATCGTGCATAAAATGGTGTTCCATCCTTCGGCGCAGTTTCAATAGGCTGCCATCCCTGCGCTGACTGGTGGGCGCGGAGTTGTTCGATTACCGGACATACAATCCGATCAATCTCATCGCCTATTTGATAGTTTCGGCATTTCTCCAGCGCATCAATCGCGGCCTGTATCGGGTCTGTGGTCATTACACTTCCTCCCCATGAATTTTTCCGTACAAAATCGCTTGAAAAAGAAGGATTCGATCTTCTTTTTTCAAAAGATTTAATTCTGCGGATAGCTGTGTAGCTAGAACAAATTTCTTGTAAAACAGCTTGTTATTGCAAATGATGAAATTCAAATCGCCAAGTCTGTACGACGTAAAATTTTCCCTGATGTCGTCATATTCATCATCTGCCATGTCCAGCACATAAAATCCGTACCCAGACAGAAACTCACCAGCCGCATCAGCCTGCCCGACTTCGCTGCAATCGAAAACATAATCCTCGTCCGTGTCCAGAACAGGCGGATTACAAATGAACTTTGAGCCAGTTTCGTAAAAATCGTTACAGGGAATTTGCTCAAAAATCTCTTCAAGTTTTTCCGCAAGCATGGCCTTGTCCTGCTCGAACATGCATCCACTCCTGTAATGGCATACCAGTTCTTTCGGTCCTTCGCATTTTTCACACCAAAAATCTGTCATCACACGCCCTCCGCTTTCAGTGCTTCGCGGGCGGTGTCGATGATTTTGTCGTATGCGTATTTAAAACATTCATCATCGCGATCTTCTTCGTCCACCTCATGAACCTTTTTCTGCATCGCAATTATCTGAACGTATTTCCGAAACCGCTTCACTTCCTCGATCAGCGCGGGGACGGCTTCGCGGCTGGCGGCGATGAATTGGCAATCAAAAGCATGAACTTCTTTAATGCCATGCAAAGTGTATCGTGCATCACCTTCTTCGTTCCACGAAGCCTCGCCTGTTTCCCAAGGCCCCGGCGTTGCCCCGTTCGCCAATTCCATCAGCGCGTCCAGTTGCGCCGGATCGCATGGGTTGAATTTATCGGTCATGGACTTCTCCTTTCGCCAGTTCGAGGGCGGCTTTTGCGATTTTCACCACGTTTGCAGTTACGACCTCATTTATCTGACTGCGCGGAATATCCCCACCAAGGTCATCATAATAAACATCAGCGTTCGCAATTTCCTTTAAAGCCTCAAACAGAGCGTCATGGCACCCGATAATGCGGATAATCTCTGTGGCCATGTCAAAATCAGGAACGTGCGTTCTGACATTTGCGGCCATATCCGATTTCGGCGCGCACAACCCGGCGGCTGCGTGAAGTGCGTTGTTGTCGTTGGTCATTGCTGTTCCTTCCATTTCCCGGTGTGCATGTTGTAGTCTGCCAGTTCGCGCTTCAATTCGCAGAGCGTTGAGTGCGACACAGAACATGCCCGCAAACGTCCACGGACCATCCCGGCCATGTCATTCACATGGTTATCCGCGATCCTGATTGTCCGCGTGGCTTCGTCGAAAGCCGCCTTGAATGTGTCCCATTGGTTCGTCATGATGCCCTCCTCTGGGCTGTTGTTGGTAGACGGGGCGGGAATTGCACCCGCGTCATGATCGCGTACGCCGATCAGCCGATCTCCTATTTCATTCGGCCATGAACCCGTCCATGTGTGCCGCCGGAGGTTTCCGACAATCCAGCGGCACACATCGAGGGGCTGATCCGGGCGGGGTATCCCCCACTGACACTGGGGTGTTTTTGACACCACCGCCCGGTACCGAGCCCGCCGCCGATGAAGACATTATCGGCGGACTGGTATTCTTATGCGGCCTCTGACATCTCGCTTTGCTTTACCTGACCGTCTTCAATAACGATGGCCACCGGGTCATCATCCGCAACACGCTCAATCCAGATTTGGAAATCCTTGTCCTTGGCCATGGACTTGATCATGTCCATGCCCTCCCGATCCAGCAGGGAACCGTCTTTGATACGGATCACGCGCAGTTCTGGATTCATTGCCATGGCGATGGCGGTAGATACGCGCAGTTGCTGGGCGCTGGATGCCTGGCTAAACGGGACACCTTCATAAAAGACCACACCGTTGGCCAACGTCAGGCCCGGGATTGGCATTTCCGCATCGGCAATGGCTTGAGCCTTTTCCAACTCCCGGTCTTTAATGGCTTTCGTCAGGCCCTCTGATTTTTTGATCAGATCATCCAGCGTACTCCGCTTTTCGAGCATGTCCGCTTTCAGGGATACGGCCTGATTGGTTTCCTGTGATTTCTCAAGACGATCCTGCCAATCCTGAACAACCGCGGCATCCACAAGCGTGATCTCAGATTTTGCGGATGCAATGTCCAACCGCGCCTTCCGGTACCCATCCAATTTTTTGCTTAATGCTTCAATCTCGCTTTCGGTGTCGGCAATCGCCTTGTCAGCGTTTGCAATACGTTCGCAATAATTGCCGTGCGTACGGATTTTGTCCTTCTCGCCGTTAATTTTATTGCTCAGATCCATTACATCAATCGGCTCGTCCGGCGTCCCGTCTGGGATTTTTGCCTTGATCCCTTCGATCTGCGCATCAAGGGCCTTGATCTGCCGGTTTACATCTGTCCGATTGTCAAAATCTTTCTCGTTTTGTGCATCCAACGCTTCGATATCGGCATCAATTTTGACTAAACCGCGCAATGCATCGTACTGCTCCTGCGGTTTAAGGCGGGAAAATTCCAGCGGGTCGAACGTGATTGACGCCGTCATTTCATTCAGCAGATCCTGCGGGCTTGGGTACCGGGCACCATCCTTTGCCGTAACCGTCAAATAGCTACTTTTCTCTGTGAAGCGACGCTCAACTACATATTTTCCAAGATCAAGGCGGATCGATCCCTTCTCTTCACCCTGCCGGATCGGCATGGCATCGATGTGCTTTGAACCGGCCAGAGCCCAATAGATCGAATCCAAGACACTGGATTTCCCGGCCCCGTTCTTTCCGCTGATGACCACGGTGTCCCCATTGGGCGTAATGTCCACGGCCACCAGTTTCTTGATATTCTCTGCTTTTAAATTAAGGATTTTCATATCTGACCTCTCGTTGTTTGAAATTACGCAGCGTTCTTTTGTGTAGAGCAGTTCGGGCACGGCTCTTTGCTGTCGTCGGTGACGATGACGCCGCGGCCATTGCAATTGGTGCAGGTGCCCGTGAATGAATCATCCAGAGCCGACGCCCCGGAGGGGCCCTGCTGTGTTTGTTTTGGCGGAGCATTCATTGCCGCGTCGGCATCGGCTGTTTTGGCTTCGGCGACCCATCCGGAATGCAGGTGGCGGACCTTAGATTTTTGATCCTCTGACAGGGAAGCGGTCCATGCACGATAGGCGTCAAGCCCGGACATAGCGGCTTCCTGACCGTCGCGCTTCAGCTTCAGGAATTCGGCATCAACCTTGGCACCAGACCCCATCCATTCAGCGATTTTTTTGCCCATTTCGGACGTGACTCGGCCGCCTTTGGTCACAACACCGCGCAAGCCTTCGGGAACGGTTTTTGAGGCTTCGAGATCGTAATGACCGTCTTTGGTCATGCACAAATCCAACGTCATTTCAAAAACGAAGTTCCTCTCAGCAATTGGTACAAGCCCAACATGCTCAATTTTATTCCCAACCTGCTTGACGCCCTCCTTGGCACGAAGGCAGAAAATCACCGGGATCGGCGAGCGGGTCAAATTGTTCATCATCCGTTTGTGAGCCATCTTGGGCGCGTTCCATTTCTGAAGGCCGGAGCCGCCGTTGCGATCGGCCATGTCGATAACACCGCCCTCGCCTTCCCAGACGTGTGAGCCTGAATCGACAATGATCACGTCCGCGCCCCACTTTTCGGAAAACTCAAAGGCGGCTTTGTATTTGTCTGGTGTGAATGGTGGTTGCAGGTCGAGGTGGAACCATGGCGCAGAAACATCCGAATAGAATTTGGATCGCCCGTTTTCGGTATCGATGACCACAATCTTGCCGCTGGGTCCGACCATGCCGCGCGCCAACAACAGGGCGGAGTACGTTTTCCCGCCACCAGATTTTGACCAGAGGGAGATCAGCGGCGGCACCGCTTCCCGTACGGATTCTTGAATTTTAAAAGAGAAATCTTCCTGTGACATTTTATGCCTCCATAATGTAAAGGGGGAAATCGCAATCGCTGAACTGTTCGATCGGCTTAAGATCAAGCCATGGGTCCGTGCCGTATATCCGCCAGTATTCAGCGAACGTGGCGCGCGCCTGCCGAACCGCGCCGGTGGCCGCTTTGTACGTTTCGAGTACCCGGGAGAACTCTTTCACCCGGGTAATCGGGGAATCTCCGGATTGCTGGAAAACAAAGAAGAATGCACAGGGTTCTCTGTATTCCGCGTAAGCCTTGAGCCAGTCCGGATCAACATCACCAAACACTCTGCCGGTTGCGGCAAATCTTCGGGCATGTTCATCTGCTTCGAGATAATTGGCCACCTGGAGGTGGTAGCGGCGACCGCCAACAGCGGCACCAATCGCGGCGTCAATATGCTTTCTCTGCGGGTTGCTAAACGTCTTAAGATCGCAGATTGCCTTGATTTTCAGATAATCAAGCTTGGCCTTCATCGGCACTTTTGTAATCGGGTCAATCCAGATAATGACCACCTCAGGATATCCACCCCGGAAACAGTTGATTGCGGCAGGATCGCGCTCAATCATGAATGCGCTCTTCTCGATATTGGCAATCAAGCTTTTGGAAATCATGATTTTCCCGGGATTCTTGCGCGCATATTCTGCACAAAGATGGTCCATGATCTGATAAGACGGATCAGCATCCAGTAGCCGTTCGATCAACTCATCTTTTTTCCCAGTCACCTTCTGTCCCAAAGACTTCAGCTCTTTTTTGATATCATCCACAGTATCCAAAGCATTTGGATGCAAGCTTTCATCAAAAGATTCGACATACCGAAGGAAAAAGACTTCTTTTCCTTCCAAAATTCGAGCGTGATATGCCCTTCCCTCAATCTTTGCCTGAGTGTCTTTATCCACCCGTTGCGGGTTCATCCATGACTGGGTCCAGAAATCCATCGGAGACACCAGCAGTTCTTTGGTACCACTGGTCGAAAATGCCGGGATTGCATGATATTCGTCGTCCGGCATACCAAAATAGATGCCCGGTTCATGCAGCATTCCTGTGTCGATCTGCGGCGCTTTAATATGCGCAGGCAGTTCCGGGATCATAGCCTGATCCATCACGTCATAAATAATCTGTTGGGTCATTTCGTTCTCAATTGTCAGTATTAAAATTTAAGTCCGGCCATCACGGCCAATCCGTTGTTGTCGTTCGCTGGCGGCCGCATTGTGGATGGCGTGCAAATCATCCAGTGGACGAAGTCGAAGCTGTCAGAGCAGATTTTGAATCGCATCGGCGCACCCTCCACTGCTCAGGAAAGCCATCACCACCATCCCGGCGACAAAGCAAAACACGCAGCCGGCGATAACAAGCGAGGCGTTAATAACCTCACCGACGGGCCGGGGCGGTGCCGGGCGATCCGGGTCAAAGGTCAGGCCGATACCCAGATTTTCCGTTTCCAGCTCAAACGTGGTCAGGTGACGACGCAGGATGCCAACGGCTGTCTTGCAATCACTCCGTCCGTCCAGTTCACGGATAAGCTCTTTAGCGACATTCCAAGCGATTTCCGCGCGCTGTGCCAATTTCTGACGCTGTTCTTCGGCGTTCAGAATGCGGCGCATCGAACTGGACGCGATAGCACTGGCTTTCATTGAACCGGCGGAATGTCACGCTCACCGGTTCTTCGTTGCGGTCGTAATCAACGCGGAAGAACCACCGCGGTACATTGTTGCTGGTCATGGCTGGCCCTAACCTGTGATGCTGTGGAAATGGGAACGGTCCAGCTCGGCCTGACGCGCTTCGGCGCGCTCGGCTTCTTCCTCGGCGCCATGGTTGCGGTTGGCCTCGCGGTAGGTGTCCAGCGCATCAAACAGATGGTCAGCGACACCGTCGAGGTGGCTTTGCAATTTGAATGCGGTGGTGGAAATTCCGTGGCGGGAGTAATGGACGGTCCCGGCAATTTCGGTCGCGTGGACTTCCATCAGCTTTTTAAGCTGCAGGTCCAGCGCCTTCAGGTCCGTGTACAGGTCTGGCTTGCTTTGATCGGTGGCCACCTCTTTCCGGCAACGTTCGACATAGCAATGCAACTGGAAATCATTCTGGAAATTATCAGCCTTGCCAACAATGTCCCGGCCAGCAAAGGCGGGTTTAGCTTGCAAAGCCTCAAGGTCGGCAATCAGCGCCGTGCGGGGTTTAATGCTCATTTCTGTCCTCATCTCGTGTGTCAGCACGCCCCACCGTCTTGCGTGGCCGGAGCCAGATCAGGTGGTGTGAGGGAATACAAACAGATTGTTTGTATAACGTCAACAGAAAAACAAACAATTTGTTTGTATTTTTATTTGAGCACAAAAAACCCGGAAAATCCGGGCGTTTTTCGTGTGAAATTTTTGTAAGAAATTAAAAGCGCACAAACAAAAACCCCGCCGAAGCGGGGTTTTTCTTATTCCTTAGAGGCTTTCTCGTGCTTATCTACATCCGCTATTGGTATCCCTTTATCTTTAAGAATTTTATTTCTCAATAAAATCCCGAACAGCGTATATATCTCCTCGACCGGAAGGCCTCTGTTGAATGCTTCCTGCTTAACGGCTGTCAGCTCCACATCGCTCAAGAGGTCTTTGAGCTCATTGCGAGCTACCGTAAAGGCGCATTTTTGAATGTCATAGGCGTTTTTAGGCCCTTTATCATCGACATGCTTCACTAACTTGGAAGAATACTTCTCAATTATTGAGTCGGCGTTAACCTTCGTAGCCAACTCCCTTCCCAAGTCTGTCAAGCTTATTGGGCTTTGTGCTCTATACAAGGCATTCGGATTATTTTGATAGATAAGATCAACTTTAGTTTTGATTTCGACGATCAGATCAGAAATTTTCTCGACCTTATCAATCCTTCCCTGATGCTCAATAAACGTCTGTTTCCAGCCACCAACCTTGAAGGTCAGCACAAACGCCATCACCAATATGACAATTAAAACAAAAACGCTGCTATTAAGCTCTGACTGCAGCGCTGTAAAAAGCTCAACCATAAATCCCTCACATGGCGCCGGCCCCACTCTGTATTTTCCGGCACCTGGTCCTTATATAGTACACGACCAGCCTTAATCAACAAGTTAAATTTTTATTTAACACATTGATATACAAATGTATTTTTAGGAAATATCCTATTTTCGTTAACCATTTGTGGATAATTTAGGACTTAGTCCGCCATTATGAAATCGCGACTCGACGCACGAAATCAATCCGTGTAAACGCAGCACGGTCGCCATAGGCCGGGTGTGACCAGAATGGCAGGATGCTGCCCGGGTACACGTCCGCCGCCGGTTCAAGGCGGAAAAGCATATCGAATACAGCCATTTCCTCGATCAGATAGCCCATGCGCGGGGCGGCGTGATGCACACCTCGCCGGTCTGCATATTGGTTGGCCGCGGCATGCATCCGGCCCATTAGATCCGCGTCATCCCTGATCAGATCAAGGGTGCGCATCATGAATTGCTGGAACAATGGATGACGAACACGCTCGTCCCAACGAATCACGGTGCAGCCCTTCAACAGGTTCGCGTTGCGGCCAATCCATTCGGTACCGGCATCGTATGATTTCTGCCATGCCTCGCCCTGCTCCACCCCATCAGCCATCATGTTGAACCGTTGCAGGGTGTCCGCCACCGACACAATGACGTGACCAAAGCGCGCATGCGCCCATTGAATGGTGGCAGCCAGCTTTTCGCCTTCGTGGTATGGTTGACCAACACTGATATCCAACCGCCCTACCGGGTGGCTGTGTGTCGCATTCGGGCCGAGGATTTTGACCTTGTAATTCATCAAATACGCTCCGCCGCGGTGCTTTCGATCTTCAGCTCCGGGAACATGTTCCACAGCATGTCAAAGCGGTTGCGCATGGCGTCAGCCAGGTTCGCATCGGTAATAACCATGCACCCGGTTTCATCGGCAACGGAATATGCAACCTTGTCGCCGTACACCATTACAATCCAGTTTTTGAAGTATTGGGCCGGAATAAAGCGGTACCAGCTCACGGGTGCGGAAAGGTACGTATTGCCCTCCATTGCGGTCATCCGGAATGTAATACCAGCGCGGCGCATCTGGCGCAGATGATCAATAACCCGTGGGGATGATTTGCGGTCATCCACATTCTCAATAAGCACCTCGCCCCCATCTGGCAGGGTGGCGGAAACATCGTCAAGAAGGCTGGTGTACCAGGTATCCCCCTCGATAAAAAACACCGGGGTTCTGCGCAGTTGAACGCCACTGGGCAGGAACTCGACACCAACCCGATCAAAGGCCGCGCGTATTTTTTCCAGCGATGATTTGTGCGGATCGCCCCGCCCCTTTTCGATGCCGGCGATCGATGCCTGCGTCATGCCAACACGACTGGCCAGATCCGCTTGGGACCATCCGACAAGGGCGCGCGCTGCGGGTATAAGACCCTGAAAATCCATAGATTTACCCCAATAAGCAATAATTTATTTCTTGTACCATATTTTTTATTGCAATTTCCAGTTTTATTCTTTATCCATAAGAATATATTTTATTCGGTGTGACGAATAAAAACAACAAAAACACTGACGTGTATGGGGAAATTATGACTATAAACTCAATTTACGGGCTGAGGGATGGGGACGCCCTTGAGCCTGGCTATATCGACTGTAAAGCCATGAATGAAATGACCATAGAGTGGCGCAACAACGTCCGATCCATGGTTGCCGAGATCCGAGCCCTGCGCACCCAACTGGGGCGTAGCCGTGACTTGATCCACCGTTACCAGCTCTGCGTCCTTCTGGGCCATAAGGTTCAGGAAATGGGTGCCGCCGTTTCCACCTATCGTGCCATTCAACGCGATAGCCGCATCATGAGCGAAGTGTACATCGCAACGGCAAAACAAAAGGCCGCGCAGTCATTCCGCGCAGCCTGATACAGATTTCTACCCCACGCCCGCCCGGACCACACACCGGGCGGGTTTTTATTGCAGAATTTGGTCTGCGGTATAAATACCCCGCCCAATTAACTTGCGCGCTTTTGCCGGGCCAACCCCTTGCAAAGATGTAAGATCGTTTATTGCCCAATATTCCGCCATGTCAGAATATTTCCCATGTAATGCATATTGGATATGTCGCAACCAATTCGGATTGGTGTCATCGGCGGTCATTTTTTGCAACCGCCTGAATTTTTCATCCGGTGGAAAATCAGCCTCCACAATTTCCCTGTAATGCATCAGGATTGGCAAAACCTCATCAGGAATTACTAATCCAAAAACAGATGCGTGCGGTGATGGTGTGGAGGTTTCGCCTAAATATGGAATCCACGCCCCAAAGCGAGGGTTAATTTCAAATGTTTCTTCTGGGGTTTTGAACAAAACACCGTGCATTTTTAAGTATTCTAAGGGCGTCCAAAAATTCAGCGTCACTAACAGTTTATAGCCCTTAATAATATCGCTATGATGATTATAAAAATCTCGGTTTCTAATTGTATTCGCATTAATTTCTGAATGAGGCGGCCTTACCCCCAAGAGAGAGCGCGCCCCCTTTCCTGCTCCCCATACTGGGAGAAAGCACAGCGAACATCCCCAAATGATAAAGGACGAAACTGGGGCGGCAGAAAAAAACGCAATCCCAATACAAAACAGGAGTAAAAAAACGGTATAATGCGACCATTTATGGGGAGTGTTTTTATTTGGCAACATCTTTCTGTTCCCCGAACAAAATCGCATCAACGGCGGCACGCAAGTTATCAGGCAGTGCACGATAGCGGGATAAGATTTCCCGATCCTTTTCATCGACCGTTGTTTTGGGATCAACCCAAAGCATCCATGGCTCTACGCCGAGAGCCGATTCAATCTTTTCCATCCACTTCGGGGTCAATTGCCGTTGACCATTTTCGATATACTGGATCATCTGTAGAGATGATCCGCACATCTCTGCCAGTTGGGTCTGGGTCAAGCCCAGATCTTTTCTAATTTCCTTAAGTCTATGTTTCACAATGAAATAGTAGGGAAAATCTTAAATTTTAGATACAAACACACTGTTTGTATTTTTGCCTTGATTGGATACAAACAATATGTTTGTATTGCTCCATGACACTGGATCAGCACCTTACCGACACAAACACCTCAAACGCCGAATTCGCGCGGAAAATCTCCGTAACCGCGAATGCTGTTGGCCATTACCGCAGCGGTCGGCGCATTCCCGTCAAGCCAATCATGAACCGGATTATTGAGGCCACCGGCGGGAAAGTCACCGCCGACAGCTTCTATGCGGAGGTCAAGGTATGACAATTTTACTGCTGTTTATTGGGATCGTTGCATTTCTGGCAATTATTGCTGTTTTGGTCGGCATGGCCGTCAATGCGGCCGTCAATCTGGAGGATGGTTTCTGATGCTATCCGCCAATATCTCTCGCCATTTCTCGAATTTCATTTGCAATGGTTCCAACCCATCCGGACCAGTCCGTCCGGTGGGAAATGCTGTCCAGGTAATTGGCTATGGCCAAGAAATCCCGGGCCATATCGAGTTCTGGTCCAGGGGCGCGCAACCGGTTGCAGCCGGTGCGCCCTTTGGGAAATTGAATAACGTTCTCAGTGCTTTCCATTTTCCGTCCCTTCCTCGTCATGTCGAAACCATGACAGAGGACGTATGGAAATGTCTTTCACAAAAAATGACCGAACTTTTCCGCCGCGCAGGTTGCGGGGTGAAAAAGCCATGATGCAATCCGGGGTGATTACATCCGATATGGTGGCCGAAAGCGTATCAAGCGCTTTGCGGTCGGCTGTGTCCGGGTTGTCGGCCCCGGGGAAACGTGTTGCGCGGTGTGTGGGTAAGAACGCGCGCACGATCCGAAACATCATGGAAGGGGCTAATGCCCCATCAGCTGCCACCCTCATCCAACTCATGCGGGAGTTCGACGAGGTTCATGAGGCCGTTTTGTGCCTTGCCGACCGCAATTCAGTGAAGCCGTCCGGCTTAGACAATCATCGAATACAGCAAATTATGAGCATTCTCAGTGGGGGAGAACATGCCGAAATCAATACTGATCCAGATCCACGGTTGGCACGGACTATCAGCAGCCAGAAACCGTGACGTCCGGATTCTGTGTGCAGGGTTCCTGACCTTCTGGATTCTTCGACACGACTTTATCGATCGTCTTTGTGACGTTGCTGGCATCCCGCGACCAAAGCCGGACGCCAAGCAAGGTCGCCTGCCCCTTTAATCACAATCAAACGAGGACACCATGACAGAGGATACGCCAGGAATCGGCCACAACAGCGATGGAGAACGCGAGGTTGATGGCGTGACGGGTAAGCGCCTGAAAGCCTTCATTGAACGCCTTGAGCGTCTGGGTGAGGAAAAAGACGCCCTGAACGAAGACATCAAGGACGTGTACGCCGAGGCTAAGGCCACTGGGTTTGATACCAAAACCATCCGCGAGATCGTGCGCGAACGCAAAATCGACCTCGAAAAACGTCGGGAACGCGACATGTTGCGGGAATCGTACAAAGCCGCGATCGGGATGGAATAAATGTTCGAGGCCCTGCTCCCTATCCCCCCATCCGTGAATGCCGCATACCGCGCCGTAAATGGCCGGGTGATCAAATCGGCACGCTATCGCGCATGGTCGGCGGAAGCGGAGCAGGCCCTCAAATCACAGATCGAAACCATCGCCCCAATGACCGGTCGTCTGATTGTGCATTACGGGTTCGGTTTTCCGGACAAGCGCCGCCGGGACATCGCAAACTTCGAAAAAGCCCTGTCCGATTTTTTGGAAGAATCCGGTGTCTACCTGAACGATTGCCAGATTGATGACATGCGAATGACGCGCCTAAACACCGGCAACGGCGTTTATGTGACGATCAAGGAGATACAGCCATGACCCACCCTCGCACCAGCTTGGCCCGGTACCAGCCCTATACGCCGATGAACGATGCAGAGTTGCGCCACAAGGCCGCAAAGCTCTGGCACGAAACCGGCACCGTGATGATTAAACCGGAATGGATTCACAACGCCTTTGATGGCCAGCACATGAAAAACGTCGCCGAAAAGATGTTCGGGAAACGGAGAGCGCAATGACCCTGAACCGCAAAAAATACCAGCTGACCGTCAAATACAAAACGACCGGACGCGAGGAATTGTTGACCTTCCCGCACAGCGTTGCCATGGACGCCGCACTGAACAACCTGCGCCGTATGCAAACCGTTGATTGGGTCAAAAAAGGCGATAAGCGCACGATTTTGGAAGGGATTCAGAAATGACCGTTCAAATACTACACGGTGATGTAATTGATCGTTTAAAATCGTTGCCCGATGAATCTGTAGATATTGTCGTGACCAGCCCACCATACTGGGGCCTGCGCGATTATGGCGTCGAAGGGCAGCTTGGCATGGAAATGACGCTGTCCGAGCATATCCAGAACATAGTCGCAGTGTTCGCAGAAATTCACCGCGTCCTGAAAAAAACCGGAACCGTGTGGCTGAACTATGGGGATTGCTATGCATCAACCCCGAACGGCCGCCCGGCCAAAGACATCCAAAATGATGACCGGGCATTCCGGGACAAGCCTTTCAGCACCATCCAAGGGAAATTGAAAGCCAAAGACCTTTGCATGCTGCCCAACCGCCTGGCTATTGCCTTGCAGGAATGGGAACCGGAAGGCAGCAAAGCCCGGTGGTGGGTCCGGTCTGAAATTGTGTGGGCAAAACCCAACGCAATGCCCGACAGTGCCAAAGATCGCCCCGCAGTCGCACATGAAAAAATCTTTCTTCTGACAAAATCCAGAAAGTATTTTTACAACCATCAGGATGTCAGGGTTCAGCAAAAGACGTCTGGTGATTATTACGCACCGTCCAGCTGGGGCGACGAAGGTTCGCACGGTAAATTTAACAAGGATGGCCGGACACCACACAAAACCCGAGGACGGGACACTTATGGCCGCCATACGCTTGGCGAAAACCTTCCGGAAAAGCAGCGGGGGCATAGCCGCCGGCATGCCGGGTTTAATGACCGCTGGGATCACATGTCCAAAGCGGAGCAGCAATCCAACGGGCGGGCACTGCGCAATTATGAACCCGCTTATATGCAGGTCTGGGAAATCCCGACCCATGCATTCAGCGGCGCGCATTTTGCCACGTTCCCGCCGGAACTGGTCCGGCGTTGCCTGTTGGCCGGGTGCCCATCTGGTGGGGTTGTTTTGGATCCATTCGGCGGATCTGGCACTACGGGGCTGGTTGCGGAAAGCATGGGGCTGGATTCCATCCTGATCGAGTTAAATGCCGATTATATCGACATTGCCCGTGACCGACTACGTGCTGGATTGGTTTCTGTCAAGGCAGATACGCCAGAGAAAAGCAAAGACGCTGGCCCGTTGTTTGCGGGGGCCGTAGCATGACCGAACACAAGGTTCTCTTCGTTGAATGGTGCGCAAAGGATGCGCTGGACGGTACCCAGCAAATGGACCCGATGACAGAACTGGCCTATCGCCGGGTGCTGGACATGATCTATGCGACCAATGACGACCTGCTGGATGATGACAAAGTCCTGCAGTACAGCACGAAGACCGGACCGAAATGGAAGGCGATTAAAAAGGCCCTGATCGAGGTGCACAAAAAAATCTATGTCGAGAATGGAAAAATTCGCAACGTCGTATGCACGAAAAAATTAGAAAAATCTCGTGCAAATATTGAGCAAAAGAGCGTCGCCGGAAAATTGTCCGCTGAGGCGCGCAAGGCATTGAAAGATAACGAAACAGGTTCAACGGCTGTTGGTACGGACGTTGCAACGGCTGAACCCACGGGCGTACCAACTAACCAAGAACCCAATAACCAATTAAAAGAATCCCCCTTGCCCCCTTCGGGTGAAAAGGTTTCACGTGGAACCAAACCGAAGCCACGACCGATTGCCGATGACAGCGGGTTCGCTGAGTTCTGGGCCGCATATCCCAGCGACGAAGGGGAAACCGCGGCGCGGGCGCAGTTCCTGAATCAGATCATGTTCAAAGGCGCTGATCCCGCCCAGATGACCCGTGCGGCCAAGGCCTACGCCCGGAAATGCGCCGAGAACAAGATCGAGCCAAAGTTCGTGACGCATGCAAAGAAATGGCTGCATGAGCAGTATTATCTCGATGCCGCCCTGAACGTGCCGGAACCAAAAGCCATCAGCACCGAAGACATGGCCGATTGGCAACGCGCCATCGCCGCCGAGATCGGCGCCGCGGCCACGGTGGCATGGTTCCGCGACGCCCTCTGGTCAGCCCCGGTTCTGACGATGCCGGGTAAGTTCGCCATGGACCGCGTCAAGACCGACTATTTCACCGCTCTGCAACGTGCCCTCGGAGCAGACATCCAGCTCGTCTACACCCCAGCCAAACCCACACAGGAGACCGCAGCATGACCAAAAAGACCAAGAAATCAGCCGCAGACAAAGCGCCCCTGATCAAGGCCAGCGAGTTCGCCACCCCAGAACGTATGCGGCAGGAAGGCGGTGTATCGATCGAGGCTGTTGATCGGGATGCCAAGGGCGGGGTCGTGCAGGTCCGCCAGCGCGCAAAGATCACATGCAAGCTGGATTGGTACCTGAACGCCGGGACCATCACCGAGGACATGTGGAAGGCCGGGTGCCGGTTTACGTTCTATTTTTTCTGTGCCGGGAAACTGCCGCGTACAACGCCAATGTATGGGGATTTCGTTTCCGGCCGCCGCGGGCAGGACCCATTCGCATCAAAGACCGATTACCAAATCCGGCTTGAGAAGGCGCTGGAAGTGCTGACACCGCAGGAGCAGGATGTTATCTGGGATGTGTGCGGGAATGACCAATACGCAGGGACGCCGGCAAGAACCCGGGCCCTTTTGACGGGGCTCCGGGCTTTGGCTGTGTTATGGGCGATTACGAACCAAACTTAATGTCGGCCATTGTTTTGTCAGTTTCTGTTGCGAATACATCGACGTCCCACTCAGAGTCGTCGCCATAATCCACACAATGAATGACGCCCTTCACCTCGAAAAAGCCGTCAATATCTCCATCATCGTCTTTTTGTACTGAGATATATTCACCAACGCGCGGTAATGATTCCATGATCACAACATCGTTGTATGGATAATTCGTTTCTTCTTTATTGCTGCAGTGTAAAAATACTTTCATGTTATTTTCCTTTTCTAAATTTATGCACTTGACCCCCTACCCCAGGCCCCCCTATACTCATAGGCATGCTGGTGTTTTGCGCCAGTACCAACCCCGCCACCATGGTGGGGTTTTTATTGATTAGACAATTGTACCAAATCCGGCGGGTACAAAATCAAGCCCCCGCTCCCATCACCCCTTTCGTTTTTCTTACTAAAATCAGCGCAAAACGGGGCCACCGAATGCGCTGTATTTCATTGTTTTTACCTTGCTCGTTATACCACATCAGAACGCGTTATGTAACTCGATGCGCCCCTCGATGCGTGCTGTGACTATGCGCTCCAATCCCCGCCATGAGCGGGTACAGGCCAGAACACAGCACACATGGACGGGCAACGCCGGATGTGGTCGAGTCGCCAATCGCGTGTGACAGCGCGCTTTATGCGCGTGGTATCAAGCCCCGGGTGCCCGTCCAGACAATTCAAGTCGAAAACTTTTAATATTAAAGGTTGACAAAAAAGTATCAAAGTAATACATTTATGTTGCAATAACGATCAACATAGAGGTTATGATGATATCATCTGGACAGATACGAGCAGCTCGCGCTTTTCTTGATTGGAATCAGGGCGATCTGGCGGAACATTCTGGGGTTTCTGCCCCAACAATAAAGCGCATAGAATTAAATGGACCGGAGACATCTTCGTTCTCAACGGTAAAAAACATCATCCTTGCTTTTGAGGGTGCCGGAATTTCTTTCTGCAAGTCTGGCTGTATATGTCCATCAGGCGCGCATTGCGAAAAGCATAGCGTGAGGGATTAATGATGAACGCGGCCAAATCTACATTTTACACCTGCAATGACGAAAACGAATCAGGCGCAGTATCGATCAATACCCGTTTTGAAATTGCTGATTTAGGAAATTGTGAGGTTAAAGATCTGACATTTTCGCTCTCTCTTAATGTCGAAGACCTGAGGCGCATGGTGTGTATCGCAGATAATGAGGGGCACCATACAGCAGAGGTTTTGGTGACATACTCACCATCTGGTGGTGAGGTTGATGAAATGTCCCGTTACATTTTAACTCGGATTTCCTCAGGTAAAGTAAAGTTTGATTAAAAAAAACCCGCTTCGGCGGGTTTTTCTATGGGTGGGGCATTGGCCCCGCATGGCCTTGTCGGTTCTGCCTCACAGTAACGGATTGCCCCACCCTCCAGATTTTCGTGGGTTGCCGATACCTCCCTGACCCCACTTTGCCCGCGCCAAAGTGAAAAGCCGTTGATGCCGTTCCACCTGCCCCTGACATGCAGGTGAGCCCGGTCAAAGCTGATCGGCGTAAAGGATTTCAGCTTAATCACGGAAGCGCGGCATGTTTCACGCGGGCTAGGCCTGCAACCATCCACCCAAGGGGTCGAGCATGGCAAAGAAAACACAGGGCAAGGCCCCAAAAAAAGAAAAAGGAACTGGCGCAGGCCGTCCAAGTGACTACCGCCCAGAATTTGCGCCACAAGTCCGGAAATTGTTCCTGCTTAAATCTGATGCCACAGATACAGATATTGCTGAATTCTTTGGAAAATCGGAAAGCACGATCAATAAGTGGAAAGTCGATTATCCCGAATTCTCGGAGGCTATACGCGCAGGCAAGACGCCCGCTGACACCGAGGTGGCGGATTCTCTGTTCCGACGTGCCAATGGTGCAGAATGGACCGAAGAGGTCGCGTTCAAGGTTAAGGTCATTGAGTACGAGGGCGGTAAAAAGTCCCGTGAGTATGAAGACGTCAAGGTCGTGACCATTCGCAAACAGGCCCCGCCAGATACGCAGGCCTGTACGGTTTGGCTGACAAACCGCCGCCGCGATACATGGGCACCTAAACCAGAGGCGCTTCCGCCCTCGGATGCGCCGATTGGTGATGAATACGCTTTGAAGCCTGACGAGGCGGTACCGAATGCGCCCATCCTCTGATGGCCCGGTGGCTCTGACGCCCAAACAGGCCAACATCTTTGTCTGGGGATGGCAACAATGCGCCCGCTTTCGCGACGCTGTTTGTGGCCGCCGGTTTGGCAAGACATACCTTGGCAAGGCTGAAATGCGCCGCGCTGCCCGTTTGGCCATGAAGTGGGGCGTCAGTATCGAGGATGAAATCTGGTACGCGGCCCCGACATTCAAACAGGCTAAGCGGGTTTTCTGGCGCAGGCTAAAGCAGGCGATACCCCGCGAATGGCGCGCCGGAAAACCGAACGAAACAGAATGCAGCATCACCCTGCGCACCGGGCACGTTATCCGGATTGTGGGGCTGGACAATTACGATAACCTCCGCGGCTCCGGCCTGTTCTTTGTGCTGGTCGATGAATGGGCCGATTGCGCCTATGAGGCATGGGAAGAAGTTCTGCGTCCGATGCTGTCCACCTGCCGTTATACGGTGGATGGGGTCGAATACCGCGGCGGCCATGCTTTGCGCATCGGAACGCCCAAAGGGTTTAACCACTGTTACGACACCTATCTGGACGGACAGGGTCAGCTTCAAGATCACAAAAGCTGGCTTTACACCTCGCTCCAGGGTGGAAACGTCCCAGAGGATGAGATTGATTCCGCGCGCCGGACAATGGATCCACGGACGTTTCGGCAGGAATACGAAGCCAGTTTTGAAAACTATCAGGGCGTCATCTATTACTGTTTCGACCGCCGCCTGAACCATTGCACGGATACCGTACAGCCGGGTGAAGACCTCCATATCGGGATGGACTTCAACGTCGGGAAAATGGCAGGGATCGTCAATGTCATGCGCGATGGATTGCCGCGTGCCGCCGCTGAACTGATTGACCTGTTTGACACGCCGGCCATGATCGCCAAGATCAAGGAACGGTACCCGGGCCACAAGATTATCGTTTATCCTGATGCCTCCGGGGATAACCGCAAGAGCAGCAATGCCAGTGAAACGGATATAGCCCTGCTGAAACAGGCTGGGTTTATCGTCCGCGTCAATTCGCGGAACCCTTCGGTTAAAGATCGCATCAACAGCATGAACGCAATGTTCTGCAACACATGCGGAGATCGGCGCTATCTGGTGAATACAGCGGCCTGCCCCAAATTCACCCAATCGCTTGAGCGGCAGATATGGGGTGAAAATGGGGAGCCGGACAAATCATCCGGACACGACCACGCCAACGATGCAGGCGGTTACCCGATTGCCTATCTATTCCCGATTACTCACAACAAAGTCCAAACCATCAAAGTCACAGGTAAATGACCGCACCAACACCAGACAAAACACACCCGGAATACGATGAGTATGCACCGGTGTGGAGAAAATGCCGCGATGTGGTTGGTGGGCAACGCAAGGTTCATGCCGGCGGTGAGAATTATCTGCCAAAACTGGATGGCCAAAGCAAGGAAGCATATAACGCGTACAAATTGCGTGCGGTTTTCTACAATGCCACTGGCAGGACGGTTGATGGCTACACAGGCCTGATATTCCGCAAGGCTCCTGTGGTTGACCTGCCCGCGTCGGTAAAGGACGCTTGGACCTCCAACATCAATCTGGCCGGAATGAGCCTGGAGGGATTTGTGCGCGGTTTGACCGAGGACGTGATCACGGTTGGCCGCGCCGGGATTTTGGTTGATTATCCGCCCTCACCGAATCTTGCGTCCGGGGCCGCGCTGACCTTGCATGACATGTCGCGTCTGGAAATCCGACCGTACATGACCGCATACAAAGCCGAATCCATCCTGAACTGGAAAATGGCCAGGATTGGGAATGTCACAAAGCTTTCCCGCGTCGCGCTTGAAGAAATCTATGAGGATGTGGACGGTACCGTAAAGCCGCAGATCCGCGAACTGACCCTTTATGACGGCTACTACGTCCAGATCATCTGGCGTCAGACTGGCAAGGGTTGGGAAATGGCCGACATGGCGCAGCCTCTTAAGGGGGGCACGCCCCTGACCGATATACCGTTTTACTTTTTGGCCCCAAAAGAGCCGGATTGCAGCGTTCAAAAACCGCCGATCGAGGATCTGGCCGATCTGAACCTGTCCCAGTATCGGAACAGCGCCGATCTTGAGAATGGTGCGCACATGGCTGGCCTGCCGACGCCCTACGTTACTGGCGTCGATGATCCTGGAAATTTTACATTCAACATGGGCGGTAGCGGTATGGCATTGCCGCGGGATGCCACCGCCGGGTTCCTGCAGTGTGGTGCCGAAGGTTTCTCGTCCATTGAAAAACTTATGGATCGCAAAGACGCACAAATGGCCTCCCTTGGTGCCCGCATGCTGGCCCCGGAGAAGCGCCAAACAGAAACGGCGGACGCTCTGGGCATAAAGCGCGGCGGTGAAAACAGTGTTCTGGCAACGCTGGCCGGCTCCGTTGAAATGCAGGTCCGAAAGGCTCTACAGTTTATGGTGGACTGGGCCGGGCTCGGCGGTAAAGCCGTCTATGAAATGAACAAGGATTATTTGCCTACGCCTATGTCGGCTCAAGACCTGACCGCATGGGTTGGTGCATGGCAATCGGGCGGCGTGTCCGACAGGACGTTCTTTGAGGGCCTGAAATCTGGTGAAGTCATCAGTGAAGGCCTGACCTTTGAAGAGGAACAGGACCGTAAAGCCGATAGCGCCCCTGCCCTCGGAACGATGACAGTCGATGACGACAGCGAATGAGCGCATCCTTGATGCCTCCGTTCGCCACATGGTTTGGCTGGAACGGTTCAAGGCCAGTGAAGTCCGGAAGATAATCGCCCTCCTGAACAAGGCGGATGCGGGCCTGCAGAAAACCCTTCTGGATCGTCTTCACAAGATCGAGGAACGAGGTGTTGACCTCGGGCCGGAGACAACGAAACGCATCCGCGACATGGGTGCATCGATCGCAAAGATGCGGGCCACGCTCTATGATGGCCTATCCGACGTATCCGCCGAAGGTATGGTGGATTTTGCGGAGTATGAGGCAGAATTTCAGGCCGTCCTGATTGAGAAATCAGCAATCGGTGCCGCGGTAATCGAAATGAACCGCCCCGCAACGTCACAGCTCCGGGCAATTGTACGGGCCCAGCCGTTTCAGGGCCGCCTGCTCAAGGAATGGTATTCCAGCCTGGCGCAGACCGACGCCCGCCGCATCAATGATGCTGTCCGGATAGGTATTGCCGAGGGTCAGACAACGGACCAGATCGTGCGCCGCATACGCGGGACACGCGCAGCGCGGTACCGTGACGGTGTGCTGGAAATATCCAGACGCGATGTGGATTCCATCGTGCGCACCGCCATTGCCCATGTTGCTGACCGATCAGGACAGTATGTGTGGGAAGCCAACGCCGACATAATCAAGGGCCTGAAATGGGTTTCAACCCTCGACAGCCGCACATCGGCCACATGCCGGGAGCGCGATGGCCGCGTGTACCCGGTCAAATCCGCGCCACCGATCCCGGCGCACTTCCGGTGCCGGAGCCGAAAGGTTCCGTATATGGGCGAAACATCGATCAAGGGATCGCGGGCCAGCGCATTTGGCCCGGTGCCCGATGACTGGACCTATGAGCAATGGCTTAAACGCCAGCCTCTATCCGTCCAGCAGGAGGTCTTAGGCGTCAAAAAAGCCAAACTGTTCCGCGATGGTGGCCTACCGCTTGACCGGTTCGCCGACGATACCGGGCGCGAATATACGCTGGCGGAACTGAAGCGGCGCGATGCCAATATCTGGAACAAGACATTTTCAGAATAACCCGCCGCGTTGGCGGGTTTTTAATGCGGCAAGGCCGCGAAACTCAAACCCGAGGGGAATGATTGAATGCCCGTAATTGATACCGATACCGCAGAAGGCAAGGCCGAACTGCAAAAGATGATCGACAAAGAAACTGAGGGCCTGAAGGCTAAAAAAGATGAGCTTTTGGGTGAGGTTAAAAAACTCAAGGATTCGTCAAAATCAATCCAAGAACAGTTGGACGAACTTAAAGCCGCCAAGGACGCCGCAGAAGAGGAAGCCGCCGCCAAAGGGGGCGATGTGGAGAAAATAAAATCCACGCTGGAAGCGCGCCATGCCAAAGAAAAGGGCGATCTGTCCGCAAAGCTGGCTGACCGCGAGGCGAAATTGCACAAACTTCTGGTCGATAACGGCCTGACCGAGGCCCTGACCAAGGCCGGTGTAACCAATCCGGCGCATCTGAAAGCGGCCAAGGCCATGATTTTGGCGGAAAACAAGGCTGAGGTATCAGATGCGGATGGCGCTGCTGTGGCCACAATCTCCGGCAAGCCCATTCAAGAATTCGTTTCATCGTTCGCGCAAGGCGAGGACGGGAAGCATTTCATTGCCGCCACAGCAAATAGTGGCGGCGGAGCCGGTGGCTCAAACGGTGGCGGCAAGGCTGCTGGCGGTCAAACGCGTTCTGCGATGAACCATGTTGATAAGGCGGCGTACATCAAAGAACACGGCCAAGAAGCGTATCTCGCGCTTCCCGAATAACGAGAAGAAACCCCCCATCATACGATGGGTTTTTAATTGTCAGACCTGAAAGGACAACATCATGGCGACATCCCTTCCTACCGATATGAAATATTTTGATCCGCTGATCCAAACTGGATACACAGAAAAAATCACCCAAATGATCGATGGCTTTAACGGCCAATCAGCGGGCACCATTGTTTTCCGTAGCAACCGCAAACCGGGTGATTATGATTATTCAGCGTTCTTCAAGAACGCTGGTGGTCTGGTTTCCCGTCAGGATCAAACATCCGTTTCGGATGCGACGTCCATTAAACTGACGCAAGACCAGATTATCAGCGTAAAACTGAACCGTAAAATCGGCCCGGTTGACTGGTCTCGAGCGGCAATTCTGAAGCCGGGCTTGGATATGGACGCTATCAAAGTTGCTGCAGGTGAACAGGCTGCCGCTGATGCGTTGGCCGACATGCTGAACAGTTCCTTGCTGGCTGGTGTTGCCGCCCTGAACAACCAAGCAGCGGTAAAGTACACGGTTCCGACAAACGGAACCCTGAACACGTCCTCAATGGTTTCAGGGCTTTCCAAGTTCGGGGATCAGGCAAACCGCATTCAGGCCTTCGTAATGCACTCGAAGGTGTTCTTCGACCTGTTCCAATACCAGGTCACGCCAGCCAACAACGGCGACCTGATTGCGAATACCACCATTGTCAACGGTGGCCCGGTGACCCTGAACCGCCCTATTCTGGTAACGGACAGTGCGTCTCTGGTGCAAACAGGCGGCACAGGTACCGGCGCATACACGAACTACATGACCCTCGGCCTGACCGCTGATGGCCTGATCGTGGACGAAACCGAGGAAGAGTACATGACCTTCCAAGAGATCACCGGGAAAGAACAGATCCTTATGCGTATGCAGGGTGAGTTTGGGTACAACCTCGGCGTCAAAGGATTCAAATGGGATGTGGCGAACGGCGGTAAAAACCCGAACGCTGCCGCCCTCGGTACCGGATCAAACTGGGACGCCGCCTTCACATCCAGCAAGGATTTTGCTGGCTGCATCATTCAGTCCCGATAATGCTGGGGCTTTATGCCTTAGAAGAGAATATGGAAGTGGCGGCTTTTGCCCAAGGGTTAAGAGCCGCCACTCTTCCTTTCAAATATCGTAACCATAACCCGTTTACCCCTGATCAAGTCGAAGATTTCGACGTCGTGGTTGTGTCTGGGCTGCGCGATAAAGGCACAGTTATCCGGGACGCATACGCTAAAAAGGGTAAACCGGTTATCGTTATTGATTACGGCTACATGTCCCGAGTTTCTGGGATAAAAACATGGGCCACCGGACATTGGCAGGTGGGCCTTAACCGATTGGGGTGGGTTCCTCCTTTCCAGTGCCTATCCGACAGGCTTGATCGTCTCGGGATTTTTTTCAAACCGCAACATGATGGTGAATACGTCTTGGTCTGCGGTCAGCATGTGGGCGATCCGTCACATGGCCTTGATGCGGATGGAATTTCCGCTTGGGCCACCCGAGAAATTGCGAAAGCAAAGGGGGCGAGGCCCGTTCTGTGGCGGCCACACCCTGATAGCCCAGATGTGAACGCAACTGGTCATGATGGTATATCGTCTGGCCCAATCGATTGGGCCTCTGTACATGCCGTTCATTGCATAAATTCGAATGTGGGCCACGAGGCAATTATCAATGGCGTTCGTGTCATCTGCGAACCATCTGCGCCTTACGCAGAATTGCCCATGGCGCCATCAGAAGAGCAGAAACGAGTGTACTTTTCTCGCTTGGCATACTCCCAGTGGACGCTGGATGAAATGCGCAGCGGAGAGGCCATAGAATTTATCATAAACGCAATAAGGAGATTGCAATGAGCAGCAAGAAAACAACCACCCTGATTTATGGCGATGACGACAAAGCCATGAAGGACCTGTCCGAAGACATCCGGGCAAAAGACAAATTTGCACACGTTAGCCTGCGCTCCGCCCGGCTGTTCACGGCAGATCAAATCGAACCGTGTGATACCGTTATCACCCTTGGAACGCACAAGAAAATCGAAGCCGCATACGGTGATAAAGTGCAGGCCTTCAAAGATCTCGAAGAACAAAAACCCAATCAAAAACAGGGCGACGAATTCGACCAGATGACCAAAAAACAACTGGCCGAATACCTCACAGCCAACAAGGTTACCTTCGAAACAGACGCGAATAAAGCCGCTTTGGCTGATCTGGCACGGGCCGCAAAGCTGGCCACAGGCGAAGGTCAATAATCCATGGCATTCGTGGTCGAGGACGGCACAGGATTACCGGACGCAAACAGCTATGCATCTGTCGCTGAGGCAGACGCATATCATACGGACCGCGGTAACGCCGCGTGGACCGGAAGCAATTCGGTAAAGCAAGCCGCCCTCGTCCGCGCCACGGATTATGTGGAACAGGCCTATGCGGGCCGCTGGAAGGGCTGTGCACTGACCGAAGAGCAAGCCCTTTCGTTCCCTCGCGATGAGGCTGTCGTCCCGGCCAAACTGAAACAGGCCGTCATCCAATTGGCCCTGGAGGCCATTGCCACTGACCTGAACCCGACGCAGGACCGCGCCGTTAAGCGGGAAAAGGTCGATGTGATCGAGGTCGAATACATGGACAATGCCCGGAACGGCAAAACCCGCCCCGCGATCGATGGCTTGCTGTCTGGCTTGCTTTCCGGATCTATCTATAACCGCCCATTGGTGCGCACATGACGGAATTTTACGAAAACATGGCCAAAACTGCGCTGAAACAGATCGCAGATAAAGGGCGCGAAATCACCGTTCGCCGCCCCGGCGAAGGCCAGGTCTATGACCCATCCAACGATACCTTTACGGCGGCCACCCCGGTGGATGAAACGGTAAAGGCCCTGTTCACGAATTTTTCCAAAAACGATGTGGATGGGGAAAAGATCAAACGCACAGATAAACGCGTCCTGATTGCTGGTGCATCGCTGGATATGGCTCCGGATACGGACCACAAGATCATTGATGGTGGCGTCACCTACAACGTGATCAACACAGACGTTGTGCAGCCCGGCGACACCGTCCTGCTGTACATGGTGCAGGTACGGAAATGACAGGCTGTCGCATCGGCAAAGTCACACCAAAGCTTTCCGTGGTCGAGCCGATGCCGTACCCAATCAATTACGATGCTGTTCGGTACCTGACGCAAGCATTAGAACAGGCGAAAACCGGAGAATTTCGCAGTATTGCGATCGCCGGAATCAATGCCCAAGGCTATGTGCAAACCGCCTATAGCATATCACCGGACGAAAACCCTGTTCTGTTGCATGGGGCCTGTGGATGGCTTTCAAAGCGTGTCATGGATGAGGTGCAAAAATCAGCATGAGCGCAGATTTCCGCAGACAGTTAAACAAGGCCTATGAAGAAAAGGTTTTGGGAACGCAGGAAAAAGTCACTCGCCTGATCGCCCTCAAGGTTTTCAATAACATTGTTGAAAATACCCCGGTCGATACTGGCCGGGCCCGTGCAAACTGGAATATCGACCTGAACACCGTAGATGTGTCGCTGGTCGATCCATCTGGCATGGAAGGCGGGTCGTACGACGGAACCGAAAAGGCCTTGCCTGTTATCGGTTCGTACAAACTGAACGACACGATCTATATATCGAACAACCTGCCCTATATCCGTCCCCTGAACGATGGAAGCTCAACAAAAGCCCCGGCTGGTTTCGTGGATGCCGCGGTGCAGATTGGCGTCCGGCAGGGCAAGGAACTGGCGAAACAATCATGAAATTTGAACAAGCCGAAGCCGCGGTGCGCGCCTATTTCAATACAGGATGGGCCGCGCGGACCCCTATTGCATGGCCGGACGTATCCTTTACCCCGCCGAACAATGCGACGTGGGTGCGGTTCAGTATGAAGAATAACGACGGATATCAGGCCAGCATGGGAAGCCCCGGTTCAAACCGGTTCCGCCGCGTCGGTATGGTTTATATCGACATTTTCCAGCCTGCTGGTCAGGGCAGTATCGACGCCCGCAAAAAGGCCGATATCGCGCACGACATTTTCCTTGCTAACACCCTGCCCGGCATCACGTTCAGCAACATCAATGCCAGGGACATCGGAAAGGATGCGACAGGCGCCTACCAATGGAAGGTCAGCGCCGCATTCAAGTACGACCGGATTGCCTAATTCCCGATAAAGCCCCACCGCCCCGTCAGGGGCTTTTTTAATGCCAAAAGGAGACCATCGAAATGGCTGATACCTCGCAGACACGCCTCGCCTATATCGCCGAAAGCGTATATGGCACCACCCCGGCCACCCCGACCTTTAAAAAGGTCCGATATACCGGCGAATCGCTGAAACACGCGCGCCAGAACATTACCAGCAACGAAATCCGCCCAGACCGCAACGTGGCCGATCTGGTACAGGTGGCTGGTGGCGCAGAAGGTGGGGTAAACTTCGAACTGTCCTACGGTACATTCGATGATTTTCTGGAATCCTTCATGTACAGCGCATGGAGCAGCAACGTCCTGAAGAACGGTATCACACCGAAATCGTTCTCAATCGAAAAAACATTCGAAACCGGAGCAACGGACAATTTCTTCCGCTACACCGGAATGATCGCCAACACCTTCAATCTGGATATTTCAACCCAGCAGATCGTGACCGGTTCATTCGGATTTATGGGCAAAGGCGGAAGTGTAGCTACAACGGCCATTTCCGGTGCCACGTACACAGATGCGCCGACCTATGACGTCATGAACGCCGGGACAAACTTTGCGTCATTGGCTGTCACAGGCGTAACCAGCCCGAAAATCACAGCCCTGTCCCTGCAAGGCACCAACAACCTGCGGCAGAAGCCCGTTGTCGGTTCCGTTGAAAGCCTCGGCGTCGGCGCTGGTCGCTTTGTTCTGACGGGTACCGTGACCATGTATTTTGAGAACAAGGAAGCGTACGACCTGTTCTTGGCCGGCACGGCGACCGATTTGACATTCACCATCGGCGGCGCATCGGAAACGAATTATGAATTCGTCATCCCTCGGCTGAAATTCAGTGATGCCGATGTTGCTACACCGGGGAACGATCAGGACGTTATGATTACCCTGCCGTTCCAAGCTCTCTACGACCCGACAGAGCAGTGCACGTTGAAAATCACCCGCGTGCCCGAAACCCCGTAACCATTTAACAACCCGGTAGCCGCTTCGGCGGCTTGAATACCCATATCCCGCGCAGGATGGTGGGGACAGTCATCGGGTTCTGTCCCCACTACTGCGCACAACCCGAAAACAAGGACTAAAAAATGAGCTTCTACAAGCACTTTACAACGGACAAAAATCTGGAAAGCGGCAAAGGCGTGGATCTGGATTACGGTGCCTCTGGCATCATCACCATCCATCGCGCTGGTGGGTCGAATCAAAAATACGCAAAAGTGGCAAGCGCAAAGCTGAAACCGTATGCGCGCCAAATTCAGGCAAAAACGGCTGATGTTGACGTGATTAACCGCGTGATGGCTGAGATTTATGCCGAATCCATCATTATCGGCTGGAGCGGGGTTTCTGGCCCAGATGGCAAGCCCATGAAATTCACCAAAGAAAATTGCGTGAAATTGCTGATCGATTTGCCGGAGCTGTTTGTAAACATCCAGCAGGCCGCCGATGATTTTGCTCTGTTCCGTGCCGAACAGCTGGAAGAAGACGCAAAAAACTCTGCGAAGTCCTGATTTGGTGGAGAAAGTGGGGCGACAAGATCAATGATCTTGAAGCCGTAGTGGCCATGGGGCAGATGCCCAAGGCCTTATTGGAGCGCCCCGCCCTTCTCCCCGGTCTGGACTTTTATTTCAACGCGTACATCGATCTGCAGAATGATCGCCCCATGGGCATGGCCATAGGCCCTATTCCATGGTCGTCCATTGTGACATTCGCACAGATCCACTCCCTCGACCTCGACGACCTCCACGAACTCAACCACCTGATCCGTAAAATGGAACAGGCGGACCGCGAACATGATGAAAAGAAAGGCAACGCATGACCACAGATGCTGAAATTGTTGTTGCCGTTCGTGGTGAAACCAATGGTGGCCGTACAGTCAAGCGCACGTTGGATGATATCGCCAACAGCGGTGACAAGGTAACGTCAGCAACGCAACGCGCAGAACGCCAGATGCAGAGCCTTGATCGGGCTGCTGGTGCTCTGCGTAATACCATGATGGGGCTGCTGGGTGCTTTTGGCATCCAGCAAATCCTGAAATCGGCAGATTCGTACCAGGTTCTGATGGCCCGTATTCAGGGTGTAACCCGGGCAACCGGTGACTATACCCGCGTCAGCCGTGAATTGTTCGATATTTCCCAACGCACAGGATCGGCGCTTGAGGGAAATATCCAACTGTTCCAAAGGATCAATATCGGGGCAAAAGAATTAGAAAAAACAAATTCCGAAGTTTTGGCGCTTTCCGAAACAATTAATCAGCTCGGATTACTCGGCGGTGCCAGCACGATGGCGCTTGCGGCTGGTACCATGCAGTTTTCGCAGGCAATGGCCGGTGGCATCCTGCGTGCCGAAGAATTCAACTCGATCATGGAAAACATCCCAGAGGTCGGAGCCGCGATTGCCAAGGGTATGAACCTGACAGTTGGAAGCCTTCGCCAGGCCGTGCTGGCGGGCGAGGTTCTGGCCAAGGATGTGTTCGATTCCCTCGCTGGGCAGTCCGCAGAAATTGCCGCACGGTTCGCTGATATGCCACTTTCTTTGGCACGAGCCACGCAGATGTTGAGCAATGCGCTTCAAAAATACATCGGAGAAACAGATGCCACGATTGGCGGGACGCAGTCTTTGGCCAAAGCGGTCGCGTTCCTTGCTGAAAATATCGATGTGGTCGGAAACACGGTCCTGATTTTAGCAGGTTCGGCCCTCCCTGCTCTGGCCGCAGCCATATCATCCGTTGTGATCCCGGCGCTCGCCGCCCTTGCTGCGGCACTTCTGGCAAACCCGATCATGTTATTGGCAACCATCCTTGCCGGAGCCTCTACGGCAGCCATAATTTTCCGTGACGATCTTGCCGCGCTGATTGACCCTATGGCGACGTTCGGTGATGTAGCCGACGAGGTTCTGTTGCGCGTTAAAAACAATGTTTATGACCTTATTGATGGATTATCGATATTAATCCTGACCTTAAAAAAAGTATTACCCGGTGAATTGAGCGCCTATGATCAGGGCGTCATTCAAAACAGCAAAACAAGCATAAGATCGCGCTCAAACACCCCCTTATTCGGCGGATTCTCTGAATCTGTTGCAGACCGGGCGGCTGATCGCGTCATGAAAGAAGCAAGCAAAAACCAGCTTCAGTATGGCGGTAAACTTGAAGCCCACCTGCGCGGCGTTGCCGCCAGCAGCACACAGGCACAAAAGGCGTATCAGACATGGCTTGGCACCCTTTCAGGCAAAGGATCGGGCGGTGGCGGTGGGGGACAATCTGGAGACGCTAAATCCGCCGAGGAGACAGCAAAGAAACTTGCCGCGCTGGTGAAATCCACGGCGACAGAGCAGGAAAAATACAACGCCAAGATCAAAGAACTGGAAGCCTTGCGCGGATACGCGAAAACCGCAGAGGAAATCACCGCGATCGAGCGTGGCATCAAGGCGGCAGGCGATGAACTGGAAAAGGTTCGCGTGCAGGCGGAGCGCAATGGCCCCGTGGCAAAGGCGTTTGAAAGCCTTGCAAACCAGATCGATGACGGTTTCCGCGATGCCTTCCGAACCGGTTTCACCGAAAGCGATGGCGGATTCAAAAAACTGATCGAAGGCTGGAAATCGACCTTCAAGACGTTCCTGGCTGATCTGGCATACATGGCACTGGCACGTCCGGTTATCCTGTCCGTTGTTGGTGGCATCGGTGGCGCCATGGGAATTTCATCCGGGGCACAGGCCAGTATTCTGGGCGATATTGGCGGCACCGGTGGTGGTGGTCTTGGTGGCATCGGTAACCTGTTGGGGTTGGGTAAGAACCTGCTCACAGGCGGTAGCATCACCATGGCGCAGGGCTTCACAGGTTTGTACAACACCGGCGCAGGTCTGGGCAGTTCCCTTGGCTTGAGCTTTGAGGCCTCCGGGATGCTTGGTAAAGCATTCGGCGGACTTCCGTTCGGCGCTCTTGGTGGCCTTGGTGCAAACCTGTTGGGTCTCGGATCGGGCAATGGCCTGGTCGATACCGGATTGGGCACCGTTGGCTCTCTGATTGGCGGCGGATTCGGTGGCCCGATTGGTGCCGCGATTGGTGGATTCCTTGGTACCGCTGTTGGTGGGCTGTTCAGCGGCGGACCGAAGCGGGAAACCATCGGAACATCGTACAACGTCGGGAAAGATGGACTGCTCGGCATCAATGCTGTCAGCACCAAAGGCGTTGACATGTCCAAGGCCAACCAGTTCGCGGAAGGTGTCACAAAGAGCCTGAACGCCGTGGCCAGCGCCCTGAATGCAACATTTGCGCAGGCTATCCCGCTGATCGAGACGAACATCGGCAAAAAGGACACGGGAACATTCTGGGGCGGTTCCCGCAGCAAAATTTCCAGCACGGCCGGAGACATAAACGCCGTTATCCGCCAGGTTCTGAACAGCGATTCATACCTGACCGGAGCAAACAGTGACGTGATGGCCGTTGCGCGCCGCTCCTTGAGCTTGGGCAGCGATGTGGAACAATTGGTGTCGGATATCACATTCGCCCGATCGATCCTTGAGGACACCGCCACGCCCGCAGAATCGGCGGCTGAGGCCATCAAACAAATCAATGAACAGTTTGATGCCATGTACACCCGTGCCGCTCAATTAGGCCTGCCTTTGGATAAGGTGACGGAGGCTTTGGAAAAACAGCGGGACGTCGCAATCGGAGCCGTCAAGGCCATGCAGGCCGGGTTCCAGTCTATGGAGGCGATGAAGGCCACATTCGACGGTTGGTTATATGAACAGTCCATGAGCAGCGTTTCGTCCGCATCTCCCATGGACAAACTGAAACTGGCACAAGATCAGTTCGGAAAGCTTCTCAGCACGGCACAAGGCGGTGATTACAGCGTCACTCAGGATCTTTTGAAGGCCGCCCAGCAACTTCTGACCGTTGGTCAGGGTGTTTATGCGTCCTCAACCAGCTTTGCCGCTTTGGAAAGCTTTGTCCGGTCTTCGATTGGCCAGATCGCCAAAGAGCTGGATATCCCCGGCTATGCCACCGGCACGGCCAGTGCACCGGCAGGGTTGGCGTGGGTTGGTGAGCGCGGGCCCGAGTTGGTCCGGTTCAGGGGCGGTGAGCGCGTTCACACCAATCAGGAATCCATGGAAATGGTTGGCCGCTCATCGGCACAGATGGAAGTAAAAATGGCCGAAAATAACGAGCAGATCGCGGCCATGCGTAAAGACCTGCGCGAAATGTCCCGACAATTGAGCCGAGTGGCCAACCAGATGATTGTGGCGAGGTCGTAATGTTCGCGCCATTTGGGTTCCTGCCATATGGGTACATTCCGCCAGAATACGACAATTCTGTGCCGGACCCTTTCCGCGCGCTTTTGTCAGAGCCGGATATCCAGCTGCGGTACCTGATCGAACTGCACCCATACGATGAATCGAATATCGTGGAGCATACGTGGTTGCCTGCGCCGATCGGTTGGCTTCCGTTCGGATATACAAAGGCCAAAACATTGGGTGGAATCGAAACGGTTTACCTTTCAGACATGAAATTTATTACCGAACCGACGGACACCCCGGCGAACCAATACTTTGCCCCGGTGGTCAACAATCCGTTGCAGTTCGATTTTTCCATTCTCCGGGGTGAAGAGTTCGGGATCAGCAGCCCATCCTTTGGCGCGATCCAGATCCAGAACGGAAACGGTGATTTTGATTATCTGGCCGGTTTGAGCTGGAAAGGCCGCCGTATTGTTGTCAAAGCTGGCGGGCCATCGTTCAAATACAGCCAATTCACCACGGTTTTTGACGGTCTATGCAACGCCATCGAATTTGATGATGATGTCATAACTCTTACCATCCGGGATAATGGCTTGAAGATCGATCAGGACATTGTTTCCGCGACCTATGACGGGACAGGTGGACTTGAGGGCGGTGACGATCTATCGGGGAAGATGAAACCCCTGCTCTATGGCGAAGCGTTCAACATTGAGCCTGTTCTGGTTGACCCGGTAAATCTGATTTACCAGATCCACGCCGGGCCCATGATGGGTGTTGACGCGGTTTACGACAAAGGTGCGTTGCTGGCCTTTGATGAGGACGTGACGGACATTGCCGAAGCAGCGCCCGACGCCGGAAAATACGCAACCAGTTTATCCAGTGGATTCATCAAGCTCGGATCAACGCCAGCGGGCCGAATTACGGCAGATGCACACGGGGACAGTGCGGGGGGTTATGTTTCCAGCGCCGCCGACATTGCGCGTCGTCTTGTGATGACAAAGCTCGGCATCCAGTCGTTTTCAGCCACAGAAATTGATGGCGCCGCATTTAACCGTCTGGACGATGAAATCCCCGGGGCCATGGGGCTGTACATCACAGAAAAAGCCCCTATCCGCAATTTTCTGGATGCACTGATTAACCCATGTGGGGCCTATTGGAACTTTGGCCGGACCGGAATGCTGACGGCCGGTTATGTTGACGATCCTGGCGTCGAAATCGCCACAATCAACGCCAGCAATATTGATACGTCAGGGATTGAAGCCCCTGCACCAATATCACCAGCATGGCGAATATCGGTTGCATATGCGCCGGCATGGGTTGTCCAGAAGGAAGATGAACTCGCCGGTTCAGCCACAGACGGATACCGCACATTTGTGGGGCAAGATTACCGCACTGTTGTCAGCGAAGACCGGTCGGTCAGAACCCGAAACGCGCAGGCCGTTGAGCGGGTTTTTTATACAACGCTTGCAGATAAAGCAGATGCCGAGTCATTACTTGCCCGCTTGGTTCGCATTTATGGCGTGGAACGTAAAATATACCGGGTTCCTTCATATGGCACACTTTTCCGCCTTTATGTTGGTGACCCAGTGAAATTGGAATATCCACGCTTCAACATTAACAAAAACCTATCCGTTGTCGGCATTTCAGAGGACGCGGAAACCAATCAAACCACATTGGAGCTTTGGGGATAATGGCAAACATGCTGTTGGCAACGCCCGTCCTTTCGGATGCGGCGACATTAAGCGCGTCCACATATCCGGCCAGCCTTCCTGTCGGAAATTTGAAACGGATGCCAATTGGCGAAGTGTGCCGGTTTATTGATCCGGAGAATGCTTTTATCCAGATTGATCTTGGTACGGAAAAGGCCGTCAACCTAATCGCCCTGCTGGGCCATAACGGATCAAGCCGTGGGTATGCCCGTGTCCGGGCCGCCGACGTTGAGGCCGACCTGCTGGCCGACCCAGATTATGACAGCGGAAACCTTCCCCTGCGCAGCCACCAATCCGGATACGACGAAACATGGGCCTCCGGTGTTGATGATGAACAATACGGAGCACTGGATACAAACCACTTCATCCTGCATCTGGATACGGCCCAGAATTACCGATACTGGCGCATTGATATGGTTGATACCGAAATCAGCTATCTCGATGTTGGTCGCCTATACATGGCCAAAGCATTCCAACCCGTCACCAACATGGATTATGGCGTTGCAGATGGATTTATCGACCCATCCACAATCGCCCGGATGGTTTCCGGAAAAAACATTGCAAACGAACGCCCCAAATACAGGTTTTGCGAGCTGAAGCTGTCCTTTGCATCAGAGCAAGAGATGTACGACATCGCGTTTGAAATCGACCGCCTGCGCGGAACAACGCGGGACGTTCTGTTTATCAATGATCCCTCTAAAAAAGACACACTCCAAAAGCGAACAATTTACGGCCTTATGAAAGGCCTTGCTCCCATCGTTAATGCAAATTTCCAACTTTTTGAAAAATCCTACCGTATCGAGGAGATAATCGAATGATTAAGTATGCCGACCGCGTGCTTGAAACCAGCACAACCACTGGAACCGGAACGATCAACCTTGCTGGCCCAACCATCGGTGCACAATCATTTGTTTCCGGCGTTGGGAATGGCGCAAAGGTTGCGTATTTTATTGAAGATGGCACGGATTGGGAATCCGGTATTGGTACTGTTACTGCCGGAACTCCTGACACATTAAGCCGTGATGCCGTTCTTGAATCTTCCAACAGCGATGCCCTTGTAAACTGGGGGGCCGGGACACGGAACGTATTCATAGGGGCAATCTCTCACGCGATGGTTTGGCGAGACGAAAATCTTGTCAGCAAAGAAGGATTCAGCACCGCTGGAGGAACAGCAAATGCTCAAACACTAACGCTCTATCCTGCACCAATAGGATTTAGCGATGGAATGTTGATGGCCTGGTATTCAGCCGGAAACATCACAGGATCGGCAACGGTAAACCCCAACGAATTGGGCGCAAAAACCCTTAAGTGGCGCGGATCTGATCTCACATCAGGTGCTTACAACACTGGCGATCTCATGGTTGGTCGGTATAGTGAAGCCAACAATTGGGTTGAAATGGTTAACCCACCAAGAAACGTATTTGCGACCGCCACCCAAGGCGCAAAAGCAGACACAGCGTTACAGCCTTTAGCAGGGCAGATTGTAAAGACTGCAATTGTAGAATATGCAACATCCGCAGCGATTACTGCCACTTTCCCTCTTGACGACACGATCCCTCAAAACACTGAGGGGATTGAAATTATCAGTACGACATACACGATGGTGAACAGTGGCAATAACCTGCGCGTTTATTTCCAATGCCAAGGATCACATAGTACGGCCACGGCTTCTTATGCGGGTATTTTCCGAGATAGCGTTGCAAACGCGATTTCATTTGGATTCACATCTGGTTCCGCTGGTGGGTTCTCTCAAACTCGTATACCGCCAGTAATAATCACACCGGGGGCTTCTACAATTGATTTGAAGGTCAGGATCGGTGTTTCCGCCGGTACGTATTACATCAATGGAATTTCTACTGGAAGAATGTTCGGCGGAGTTTCAAAAGCAACGCTAGTCATTGAAGAAATCAAAATTTAGCCAAGGATGGCATGATGACAATCACAATTCACGCCCTGCTCTTCGCCATCCTCTACAGCATTAAGGGCGGCTGGCACGCCCCATTACGCCACCGGTATGCCCGCGCTATCGGTATCCCGTTCGCGGACGACGGAAAGCCAGACCCGCAGGGATGGCGGCAATACTTGGCCTACCAGATCACAGATGGAAAAGTGCTTTCCTCTATTCTGCTGTTTATGGCCGTGCCCTTCCTGACCGCCGAATATGTGGGCATGGTTGCAGGCGGCGCAAAATACGTCTTCCGTGATGGGTGGATCATGCTGTCCCTGCTCTGTGCGGTCGCATGGGCTTTGGGTGTATCCCCGCGGATTAAAGAGGAATGCGCGTCCGTTGGCGGATACCGTGGGCACGAGCTGTTTTACCTCGATCGCATGTTTTGGGTGAAGAAGGCGGTGCAGCGCGGCATCTTTACGGCGGCACCGCTGGCCATTGTTCTGGCAACCATGATCGGCGCAAACCCAGCGCCGTTGCTCATTGCCGGGGCCACTTTCCCGATCGTGTATTTTTTGGGTATTTCAATTTACCAGTATCGGAGTAATACTGTTGGTATTGGATGGGGTTATGCGGAACCTCTTTATGGACTGGCTCTTGGCTTAGGCTTCGGGCTTTCGCTGTAAACAGGAACCGCACAATGTTCGCACGCTTGGCCGACCAAATCGGCGACCTCTTTGTTTTTGCCGCAGCCGCACTGATCTTCGGGATTGTGCGGCTTTTGCTTTTACCGGGCGGCCAGCCCGTAAAGGTTTACCTGGCTTCGATCGCAACATCGATCCCCGTTGGAACATTGGCGGGCGCGCTCTGCCTTGAGCTGGGCGTGCCTGACATTGCCAGCATGGCCGGTGCCTGCACGGCCAGCCTTTTGGCGCATGATTTTCTGCTCGGCATTATGAACAACCGGGTATTTCTGGGCCAGCTTTTGAAGCGGGCAGCGGAGAACCTGACCGACAAAGTTACCAAGTAAAAACAACCCCCGCGACGGAGTGCAATCCTGCGGGGGTTTCACATTTTGATGATGGAGAAATTATAGCTTGAATATGCCAGACATGCAAGGAGTCGCCATGTGTATTGAATTTCTTAACCGAAAGGAAAGTTGGCGCGTTCGTTGGTTTATTGCCCTTCTCATTGTTCCGTTTGGGGTGTCGAGCGTCATCTCAGCCATTGAACCGCTGCTTAATTAAGACAGAGGTGACGAAATGACATACACCCTGAGCAAAAGAAGCCTGGATAACCTAAAAGGCGTTCATCCCGATCTGGTTGCCGTTGTCCATCGCGCCATCCAGCTTACACCGGTTGATTTCGCGGTGATCGAAGGCCTGCGCTCCGTATCCCGCCAAAAGGAACTGGTGGCCGCCGGCGCCAGCAAGACCATGAACAGCCGACACCTGACAGGCCATGCGGTTGATCTAGCCGCTTACGTCAATGGCATCCGCTGGGACTGGCCCCTGTATGACGCCATCGCCGTGGCTGTGAAAGCCGCAGCAAAGGAATTGGGTGTGGCCATCGTGTGGGGCGGTGACTGGACCACGTTTAAGGATGGCCCGCACTTTGAACTGGATCGGAGCAAATACAGATGATTGCCAAAATCTGGGGTCTGATCCCCGTTAAGTACAAAGCCATAGGGCTGGCGATTATGGCGGCACTGGTGGCCGCGTCTGTGTATGGGTACGGATTTACCAGGTACACCGCCGGTCGGGCATCCTGCGAGGCGAGATACGCCACTGCGGCACAGGCGGCCCAGACCAAAGCCCAAAAACAGATCGGGAGAATCCAGAATGATTATGACCAAATTATCACAAACCTTCCGGCTGGTGTTGATTATCCCGCCCCTGCTGTCGATGCTGCTATTGACGGGCTGTGGGCGCACCGTGGTGGTCAATGACCCTGCCGAGCAGTGCCATCACCCGGCCCTGCCCGAGCGCCCCTATACGGACCAGAAACGCGCGATCCTGGTTCTTCGGCAGGCCGAGGCTATTGATAAATGCCGATCCTTGTTGGGACACACGCCAACTGGATAATAACCGCTAATGACGGGTAATAAGTGCTAATGGTGGGTAATGGAGTCTACGCAACCGATTGACATCATTGCGATCATAAAAATAGCGCTTGTTTGGAGCATTTGAACCAACGGGCACGCACCTTCACGCTTTGTTCACGCATATATTAGCAAGGGCTTGTACGAAAAGCGGCGGATTTACGCGCATTTTCCAACAGCACAGCCCGTTGACATCGTAGGGGTCACAGGTTCAATCCCTGTATTGCGCACCATCCTCCCAAAATTCCATAACACGTAAAATCACGCTCAAATACAGTTTTCCACAAAAAACTGATGATTCCTTGCGATTCCAGCGGTATAATCAAAGCTTCATACGGGCACCCTTCCGTCCGCCCTTCACACCACATTATCGTTGGTTTGCCATGTCCCATTTTTCTGTTCAAAGCCGCCGGGCTGCGTTTGCCATTCTGGCTGTATCTGTCGGGTTTGTTTTCAGCACGACCGCAGCCTTCGCACAAAACACCGTCGCCCCGGCCAAAGATTTAATGCCGCAAACCATTGTTCAATATGGAGAGGGCACCACAGCCACGGGCAGCGATGATATTGCGGGCCGCTTGCTCAGCACGGCACCAACACACCCGCAACTGTCCCTGACCCCGGATAAAACCGAGATTTTGCGGCTGGATCAGGATGCAGGCACCATTATCGTCGGCAACCCGAACCAATTGAGCGTCGTCATGGAAACGCCGCGCAGCCTGCTTCTGGTGCCGCGCCAGCCGGGTTCGACCTTCCTGCGCATTCTGGACCCGGAGGGCAAGGTGATGATGCAGCGTCACGTCGCCGTAGCCACCGCCGCCAAAAACTATGTCCGGATCCGGCGCAGCTGTAATGGGGTGGATGGATGCGCGGAGACATCGGTTTATTATTGCCCCGACACCTGCCATGCCGTTGATTTAGTGACCACAAATGCGGCGAATGCCGGATCGACCAGCATGGGCTTGCCCGTAGTCAGTACGCCTGACATTGACGGAGAATCTCAGATCACACCGCCGTCTATCCAGCCCCCGCCAGCCGATGAGGTTGATGAGCAGGAGATGCAGGACACCGAAGCCGATATGGAAGAGGAGCCTGAAGAGACGACGGAGGACGGAAGCGAAGACGGTGAACCCCAGTAA